ATGGATGAAAGAAACAAACGGGGAGATAGAGAAAGACTCTAACATTATGAAGAAGTATCTAAACGACCCTGATAACAAGTATTTTAGAACTACACCAACGAGGATTTAATTATGTGGTTATACGCATTCGGTGTTGCAGGACGCACACAAAGAAATTATCCAATCTTAAACCAAAACGTATTCTTCGCAGCCCGTAACGTATAATGGCTATTAGTACCTACACGGAATTAAAAACCGCTGTAGCAAACTGGTTAGACAGGGATGATCTGACGGACAGGATACCAGAGTTCATTGCTCTGGCTGAAGCCCGTATGAACAGAGTTCTACGGTTGCGGATGATGGAAGCCAAGTATACGGCATCAACTGTGGGGGCGCAGAGAAACTATGCGCTGCCCACTGGTTATCTACAGATGCGGAATTTCCAACTCAACACTTCCCCGATAACAACGTTATCGTATGTTTCTCCCGAAATATTCGACAGGTTATGGGGTGGTAGTACAGGGGGAACTCCACAGTTTTATACTATTCTAGCCAATGATATTCAACTGGGGCCAATTCCTGCTTCTGCACAAACCATGGAGATGCTATTCTACAAGAAGATAACAGCACTCTCTAGTACCAACATGACTGAGCAGATGCTGACTGACAACCCCGACATCTATCTTTATGGGGCGTTGTTAGAGGCTGAACCCTTTATTATGAACGACGAAAGAGTAGTGTTGTGGGCGAAGGGATTTGAGCAATCTGTTATCAATCTACAGGAACAAGACAACAAGGATCGTCACTCAGGCTCCGCCCTTAGAGTGATGAATACTGGCGGTTACTATTGACCGCTCCCATCACATGGGCGCAAGCCACCGCTCCTATCCTGTGGAGCAACGTAGGGATAGACTGGGATACGCCCGCTAAAACGGGTGATCCCACCTATGGACTATCACAAGGACTTACAGTTGCTGGCGGGAGAGGATTTGCAGACTCTATTACTTTCGCTGTTAGTACTGGAGTATCTGACTCGGCAGTAAGAGGCTTAAATTCTTCCGCTACTTTTGCAGTAAATTCTGGGTATACAAGTTCCTCAGCACTTAATGCTACTGGTGCTGCCACCTATGCAGTAAGCAATGGCTTCACATCTAGCGCGCAACATAATCTTGTAGGATCAGCGACTTTTGCTGCTACGGCGGGGTATACCTCTTCTTCAGTCTATGCTGGTGAAGTAAGTGCAGAATTTGATCTATCTCTTATCAACGAGTGTGAACTTTTTACCAACTATGCGGATTCTATTAGTTTTGCCGTTACTGCCAGTCAGTCAGTCTCTTCTGGCTTTCTATGGAATGAAGCAGATGATGTAACAACAACTTGGACAAAGGTGGATTACCCGAATTGATAAATTTTATACCAACCCTAAAGGCCCACGGAGGCTTACAAATGAAAGAGAACAACGAGTTTAATCTCGGCCTCAAAAACATTTGGGAAGTAGTTTGCTATGACTCAAATGGGGCCGAAAAATGGCGAGAGAAGAACAAGAACCTCGTAACTACAGAAGGACTGAACCATGCATTAAGCATTGTGCTTGATGGTGGAACCCAGATCACCGCATGGTATGTAGGACTTGCAGGCGCAGGTACGAAAGCCGCTGGAGATACCATGTCATCCCATAGTGGATGGGCAGTGATTGCAGATTATAGTGAGTCAGTGCGTCAAACCCTGACGCTGGGTACCGCTTCTTCTGGAAGCATAGATAACTCTTCTAATAAGGCTGTGTTTTCCATCAACGGAACTGCTACTGTAGCGGGTGCTTTTATAACATCTAGTAATACCAAGTCAGGCACAACTGGAACACTATATGGCGTTGTGGACTTTAGTTCTTCAAGATCAGTTATCTCTGGAGATACTCTAACAGTTACAGTTACGCTAACTGCCGCATCTGCTTAATAGGAGGTTGCTATGGGACTAGAAACAGCCTCATATATAAGTGAATTAGTTGATACCAATCCCGTAGTAGGCGACCCAGTTGGTGAGGGAGATGACCATCTTCGTTTAATAAAGACTGTGTTACAGACGCAGTTCCCCAACCTTACTGCTGGCGCAGTGAACACCACTCAAACAGAGATGAACCTGTTGGATGGTGTCACCGCACTTGTCACGCTTGCGACAGATCAGTCTTGGTCTGGTTCACAGCGTGGCACTCCTTCCACAGTTACGGATGGCACTCTTGATTTAGATACTGCCAACAACTTTCAGTACACTCCAGGAGCCGCTGACACTCTTGAATTCTCCAACGAAACCGCTGGACAGGCAGGGTTCATCACCTTGATAAATCCCTCCGCTTACACGATCTCCCTTGGGAGTGAGGTTAAGAAAGGCGCAACTTGGGATGTATCCACTGCGGGAACCTACCTTGTTTCTTATTACAGCGATGGAACCTCAGTTTATGTTTCGGCGAGTGAAGCCCTAAGTTAAATGCCCGTACTCCAAACAGGACTAGCCAAGTCTGGTGCAGAAGCCTACACGATAGATCAGTCGTTGCGGCTTGATGATGGTGATTCTGCTTATTTGAGTAGAACTCCCTCATCTGATGGTAATACGAAGATATGGACTTACAGCGTTTGGTTAAAGATTGGAAATGACTCTATTAGTAAAACTTTTTTAGTTGGACACAGTAGTGTTGCGACTTATCTCCAGATTAGATCAGATAACTCTAAATTAGAGGTGACATTGGGAGATGGTGTCAGTGATTGGGGATATTTCATCACTGATATGCAGTTTAGAGATATGAGTGCTTGGTATCATATTGTTGTTGCAGTTGATACTCCCCAAGATGTGGCTACGGATAGAATTAAAGTTTATGTAAATGGGGATCAGGCTACTGGTTCATTTCTCGGCGCTATAACAGAAGATTTGGTTACTACTATAAATAATAGTAGTTATGAAATGAGGATTGGTACTCAGTGGACAAGTAATTTTTTTGATGGGTACCTTGCAGAAGTTTACATGATAGATGGAATCGCATACGATGCTGATGATTTCGGTGAAACATCCTCAACCACAAACCAGTGGATACCCCTAGACAGCGATGATGTAAAAGATGCTGTTACTTTTGGAACCAACGGCTTCTACCTAGATTTTGCTGATAGTGCTGATTTAGGTGATGATGATTCTGGGGAAGGTAATGATTTCTCTGTAACCAGTCTGGTTGCTACAGATCAGGTTCTGGACAGCCCAACGAATAACTTTGCTACGCTCAATCCTTTAGGTTATTTACAGTACGGCAGTAACTATGGCCCACCATCAATGTCGGAAGGGAATCTTAAAGCGACTTCAACAGGCGCAAGTTATTTTGATGACACTGCCGCAACAATTTCTCCTACATCTGGAAAATGGTATTACGAGATTTGCCTTAATCAGTTAAATCTAGATGGAAGCACAGGATATGTTCAATTTAATGTTGGTGGAGGCACATATCTTTGGAGTTACTACAACACACCAACTACTAAAATTTCAGGAGACTCGCTTACTACTATATCTAATTTGTCAGTAGGTGACATACTGCAATTTGCTGTAGATATAGATAATGGAAAAGTGTGGTTTGGAAATAACGGAACTTGGTACACCACTAGCGGAACACCAGACCCGGCGGCAGGAACAGGGCAAGCATATACGTTTACATATAGTGGAGATTTTTGGGACGGAAGAATGACTCGTGTTCAGATTCGTGATGGCTCTGGAACACAAATTGTAACTTGCAACTTCGGACAAGATTCTTCATTTTCTGGAGCAAAGACAGCACAAGGAAATGGTGGTGATGGCGAGGACTTCTATTACACACCACCTACAGGCTTTAAAGCGTTAAACACGGACAATCTCCCCGCACCTGAGATTGCTTTACCTACAAATCACTTTGATACAACACTGTATACGGGTGATGGAACTACAGCAAAATCAGTAAATGTAGGCATGAATCCAGACTTTGTTTGGATAAAAAACAGAAGTGCTACAGGTCATCATAGTTTAATTGATAAGGTTCGTGGAGACATTGCTTTTAACAGCAACCAGAACATAGCGGAATATGCTGTATCCGCTTTTGATTTTAACACCGATAACACTATTGATGTTCCGTATTATGCGAACGACTATTCAATGAATACCAGTTCAGAAACATACGTTGCGTGGAACTGGAAAGCAGGAGGCGCTGCTGCATCCAATACAGATGGAACTATAACGTCATCTGTTAGTGCGAATCCTACGGCTGGATTTTCGATAGCAGCCTACACTGGAACTGGATCGGCGGCTACGATTGGGCATGGGTTAAGTTCCGCGCCTGAGTTAATTATTGTAAAGAACAGAGATCAGGCCGATGCTTGGCAGGTAGGGTCATCAAAAGGAATAGATTTTACAGATTATCTTGTGTTAAATGATACCGCTGCCACAGCAGACAACGTTGACAGATGGAACGATACAACTCCAAGTGCTTCAGTATTTACTATAGGAGATGGTGTAGAGGTAAATACGAATACCGAAGATTACATAGCCTACTGCTTCCATTCAGTAGAAGGCTACAGCAAGGTAGGTAGTTACACCGGGAATAGTTCAACAGATGGCCCATTTATTTATACAGGTTTCAAACCTGCTTATGTAATGATAAAACGGTATGATAGTTCTACTGGATCAAGATGGCTGTTGTTAGATAGCGTCCGCAATACTTACAACGTAGTAAATAAAAACTTAATTGCTGATGAAGCGTATAGCGAAAGCACTGTAGGAGATACAGATAGGTTAGATTTTGTGTCTAACGGATTTAAGTTAAGGCAAGCAGGAACAACAGTAAATGTTGGCTCTTACATCTACTTGGCATTTGCCGAATCACCATTCAAATACTCAAACGCGAGGTAAACCATGTGGTACTCAGAACAATTTGGAACAATTAAAACGCCTCGCGGCATAACCGTGAATGGCCTACAACACCCTGCAAACATATTCAGGGCATGGACTAAGCCAGAACTACTGGCAATAGGCATCGCACCAGCAAGGGTAGAAGTGCCTGACTCACGCTACTACAATACTGGTGCAGAGTCCTACACCTTCACTGACGGTGAGTGGGTGATCTCTTACGACTCCACTGAGAAAGATGTAGAGCAGTTGAAAGAGCAGTTGATCGGAAAGATCAAGTCTCATGTCGGCGCACTACTTTCACCGTCCGACTGGCGCGTGATCCGCGAAGCCGATGGTGGCACGGCCATGTCTGATGAGTGGACAACGTATCGACATGAGGTACGCCAGCACGGCAATGCGCTAGAGGCAGGCGTAGAAGCCTTCGCTTCTCTGGACGCAATCAAGAACTTCCAGAACCATCCTGTAACCGAGGTTCGCTACACCTCTACCTACGATGATGATGGTGTTGAAACTATCGGCCCTGGAACTGAGGAGCATAATCGGGAAGTGGACAAGACAAACTGGGGTTGGCCTGAAGCGCCTGATGCCGAGGCTGATCCCTACCATGTGGGGTACTTGTAATGGCATTAGAAAGCGCAACATATGTTAGTGGATTAGTAGACACAAATCCCCCTGGCTCTGACAGTATCAGTCAAGGCGATGACCATATCCGTCTTATCAAGAAGGTTTTAGGAAATTCATTCCCAAGCAGCATAAGCGCGGCTACTGTGCCTGATATATCTGGTAATGGAGATAAGTACCTTCAGGTAAATAGTGGGGCCACGGGAACACAGTGGGCTAGTGTTCGACAAAGAGGTTATGTTAGCAGGGCGGCGATTGAGTATTCAAGCACCACTCAAATTCTTATTGGAGCGGGTGAGTATGAAGTTGATGACGGTACTACTCCTAAGAACTATTATTGGGACAGCCAACTTACCTTTACTATTGGTAGCGGTGGTAGCAATGCTTCAAGTTCAGATGCAGGCACTTCACAGTGGCAGTATCTCTACATTGATGATTCTTCTATTTCTGCCTCTCCCTTGGTTGCGGCATCATTTCTAAACTCCACAACTGCGCCCGCTTACAGCCAAACTAAGCATGGTTGGTACAACGGAAGTGATCGTTGTATCTTTGCGTTCTACATTGACTCAAGCGGGAATATAGATAAGTATTATCATTCTGGCTCTGACTATGTTTCGCTTGATGATGATTATACAGAACTAGCATACGGCACTGCGACAATTGGTTCTTGGACTCCGGTTTCTCTAACTAGAGTACCGTCCTTTTCGTCTGAGGCAGAGTTAAGTTGGCGATTGAAATCAGACGGCCCTGAAAAGGACTCTTGTTATTGGAAGTGGAGAACAACCGGAAGTTCAACCTCTAATGGTCATTTACTTGGGGTAACAGAAGGTGGTGGCGGAGCGTATGATGATGAACACGTTTCTGCGAACGTAAGGTCTTATGTAGCAACTAGCATAACTGACACCTCAAAGTCTGTTGAATACTACGCGACATCAACCGATACAGACCATAAAATAGAGATTAACTCAAATGGATTTTACCTCCCCGGCGGAATGTAATGCTGGTTCCTATTGAAAACGTAGGTCAGGTGGGCATCATACAAGATACCCCTCCCTATAATTTACCCCCCAATGCGTGGTCAGGCGGAAATAACGTAAGGCTGCTTGACAACGGCGTAAAGAAAGTCGCTGGCTACCAAGAGGTGATGGCTACCTGTCCATTTGCCCCCTATTATGTTCATCCATACCTAACAGTTGCGGGAACCTACTATTGGATTGCATACGGGGCCACAGACATAGCAGTATGGAATGGTTCTACATGGACTGACGTTGTTAGACAGACCACGCTACAGTTAAACGGGGCCGTATCTGCAAGCGCCTCCAGCATAACGGTGGATACTGGTGCGGCCTTAACCGCACTTCCCACAAGCGGTACGCTGGAAGTCGGCACTGATATTACTTCAGATGCAAGCACGAACAAGTATGAAACCCTTACATATACAGCGAGGGATACGAGTACGGGAGTAATCACCCTGTCAGGTACTGCTTCCTACGCTCATGCTGATAACGCTGTTGTCACCCCAACTGGTAGCACCACAACCTCTGACAACGATTACGGTGCCAATACAACCAGTAAACGGTGGACTGCCACTAATCTGAATGGTCTGATTGTTGCCACTAATGGGCATGATACGCCGCAAACGTGGCCCCTTTCTGGAGGTGTACCATCTATTGGGACTCCGTTTATGGAGTTGAGAAACTGGCCCTCTGGCAACAAGTGTAAGTCGATCAGAGCATTTAGAACATTTCTTGTCGGCCTTAACTGGACACGAACCAACGAAGAACCGCGATTGGTCAAGTGGAGTACAGAAGCATCTCAGGGTTCCCCTCCGTCAACATTCGATGAAGCGGATGCCACATTAGATGCGGGAGAGTACGAACTTTCTGATACGCCAGGGGACATAATTGACGGTCTACCTTTGGGCGATACCTTCATCATCTACAAAGATGACAGTATCTACATAATGAACTATGTAGGTACACCGTACATCTTTTCCTTTAAACTGATGTCCCCAACAATAGGGCTACTAGCCAAAGAAGCGGTGGCAGAGTTTGAGGGCGGTCACTTCTTTATGGGGAACTCTGACTTCTATGTTTGTAATGGTCAGACTGTAACCCCTATGCTATCCAACAAACTGCGTAGAACAGTGTTCGATGAGTTGAACGGTGATCACTATCTGAAATGCTTTGTGGCCGCAGATTACGTCAGGAATGAGATGTTAGCCTGTTATCCTGCTGAAGCATCTACCGTGGTTAATAGGGCTTTGATCTGGAACTGGAAGGACAATACGTTCTCCTTCCGCGATCTCCCTGATACCTCTCATATCAGTTCTGGCATAGTAGAGATTACAGCGGGCGCTAC